AGCTGAAGGTCCAATACAAGGTTTGGATAACCAAAACCATCCATTAAATAGTATTTTCCTTGATGGAACTCCAATACAAAACTCAGCAGGTGAAGATCGTTTTGATTCGGGTTCTTATTCAGTTATTTCCAACAGATTAGGGACTCAAACGCAAGGTTATATTCCTGATCTGGAAGGTACTTCTGTTGAACAATCTGTTGGGGCGGCGATCACTCAACTTAACCCTCCAGCCAGTGCAACACAACAGATAGGAGACTCAACAAACAGTACAAGTATTGATCAGGTTAGAGTCACAATTTCTTTTAATCAATTACAACTATTTGAGGATGATGGAGACATTAAGGAAAATAGTGTTGAATTACAAATTTGGATTCGATATAACGATGCAGCTTTTCAAAGTTATAAAACAGATGATGAAGGTAATCCTGTTAATTTCAAAATCCAAGGTAAATCAAGTTCAACTTATAAGATAGATTATTTACTCAAACCAGCTCCATGGGACGGTGGAAGTGGTTACGCTAGTAATTGGCCTATTCAAATTAAAATTATAAGAGTTTCTGCTGATGCCACTAATAAAAGTGTAAATGCTTTTGTTTGGGAAAGTTACACAAAAATATCTAATGAAAGATTAGCTTACCCAAACTCTGCGTTGATGTATCTGCGTTTTGATGCGTCTTCTTTTAATTCTATTCCACAGCGAAAGTATTTAATTAGGGGGTTGAAAGTTAATATTCCTCATAATGGTTCAGTCGATACAAGTACACATATTGGAAGGGTTACTTATTCAGGTCTGTTTAATGGATCAGTCAATAATCTTCAATTTACCAACGATCCTGCTTGGTGTTTGTGGGATCTTTTAACAAATACAAGATATGGTTGTGCTATCCCTGCAAGTAATTTAGACGCTTTTGATTTCTACAAAATTAGTCAATATTGTAATGAATTAGTTTCAGATGGAAAAGGAGGAGTAGAGCCAAGATTCTCATGCAATATGTTAATCAATTCAAAAGCAGAAGTATATACTGCAATTCAATCAATGACGGCAATATTTAGAGGTATAAGTTTTTATAGTGCTGGAGGATTAGTAGCTTTATGTGATAAACCTAGAGATTCTCAATATTTAATTGGTCCGAGTAATGTTGTAGATGGTCTTTTTAATTACGAAGGAAGTTCTCAAAAAGCAAGACATACAGTTGTCTCTGTCGGGTATCAAGATTATGACGGACTTGGAGATTCAAAAATTGAATATGTAGAAGACGCTGATGCGATCTCTAAATATGGAATTATTCCAACTTCAATCCAAGCTCTAGGTTGTTATAGCCAGGGTCAAGCTAGAAGATTAGGCCGATGGATGCTTTTAAGCGAGCAAAATTTAACGCAGACAGTTTCTTTTGCTGTTTCTATTGACAGTGGAATCCTTCTTAGGCCAGGAATGGTTATTGATATTGCCGATCCAGGGAAGACAGGTAGAAGAAGATTTGGACGTATTCAATCAGCAACAACAACTTCAATCACTGTTGACTCTGATACTGATTTAAGCACTGTTGATATGTCTGAATCTCCTACTATTTCTGTTTTATTACCGACAGGATTAGTAGAAACAAAACCAATTACAGCAATTGAAGCTGTTTTTGATAGACAGATAGATATTCAGGGAAGTTTCAGCGAAGCTCCTAATGCAGGACAAGTTTGGCTTATTCAAACAACAGGTATGCAATCGCAGCAATTTAATGTTTTGGCTGTATCCGAAGCAGGAGAAGGAACCTATGCGATAACGGCTATTGAATACAATTCAACTATTTATGATGCTGTAGAAAAAGATTTAAAAGTTGAACAACGAGATATTTCAGATTTAAATGATGCCCCTGGGTCTATTTCGGGCCTTTCTGGAGCGCAATATTTATACCAAAGAGGTCAAGGTGTTTTCGTTGGATTCGGTGTTTCTTGGACTGCCCCCACTGTAGGTGGTCCGCCTAGTAGTTATACAGTTGCTCATCGTTTTTCCGATGACGGTGTTTCTTATGGAAATTGGCAAACGGTTTTAACACAAAGTCCTTCGCTTAACATTGAGAATCTAAAGAAAGGAACGATCCAAGTAAAAGTTCAGGCGTTAAGTTTCAGAGGAAAAGGAAGTGCCCCTGTTTCTGATACATTCACCCTTGATGGGAAATCTGCTCCTCCTGGTGACGTTCAAAATTTAACATTTGAATCGATTAATCAAAACTCAGGAAGATTAAGATGGGATCAGTCTGTTGACCTTGATGTAAAAGTAGGAGGTAAAATATTCATCAGACATTCTTCTTTAACTGATGGAAGTGGAACGTGGAGCAATTCCGTTGATCTGATTGATGCAAAAGCGGGAAATGCAACAGAGGCAGTCATACCAAAGGTTTCAGGTGAAATACTTGTTAAGTTTGCTGATTCTTCTGGGATACAAAGTACAAATGAAACAAGCGTAATTATTACACTAGCTGAAAAGAATCAAACATTAATCGTTAAGACACAAAGGGAAGATCAAATCAGCCCAACGCCTTTTAGTGGTTCAAAAACCAATACGGCTTATGACGCATCGGCTGATGCTTTGGAACTTACTGTTTCAGGTGGAGATGTAAGTGCATCAGGATCTTATACTTTTGCTTCTGTACTTGATCTAGAACACACCTATGCACTTGATCTTTCTCGTTATTTCGTAACTAGAGGAAATTTTGAGAACGATTTAATGGATAATTGGCCTGATGTTGATGCAAGAACAGACTGGGACGGCGGTGTTATTGATAGCGTTAATGCTGCCTTAAAGATCAGAACAACAACAGACAATCCTAGTAGCTCACCAACTTGGAGCAGTTGGATTCCTTGTGCGAATGGAACTTTTAGCGGTCGAGGATTTCAATTTAAAACTGATCTAACAAGCACCTCAACCGATCAAAATATTTTAGTGGATCAATTAGGATACACAGCTTCTTTGGATCAAAGAACAGAGCAAAGTAGCGGTCTTGTTGCTAGTGGAACGTCTGGTTCTGGTAAATCTTTAACTTTTAGTAATGCTTTCTTTACAGGTACATCTTCCTTATTAGGAGCAAATTCACGTTTACCAAGTATCGGAATTGTTGCTCAGAATATGGCTAGTGGAGATTATTACAATGTCACTGCTGTTTCTGCTACTGGATTTACAGTGATTTTTAAGAACTCTTCTAATACTGTTGTTGATCGTAATTTTTATTGGACTGCGGTAGGCTATGGCAGAAGAGCTTAAACTGTAGAAAACAGATAGAACAATGAGTCCGATCCATGATTATACGATTTCAAACGCTTCAGGGAGTAGCGTAAGGAATGATCTTCAAGATGCACTAAGGGCGTTAAACTCTGCGAATAGTAACAGTTCAGCACCGTCAGATCAATTGACGGCGTTTAGCCCGTGGGGAGATACAACTAACAATATTTTCAAAAGAAGGAATCAAGCAAATAACGATTGGGTTTCTTTGAGGAAAGCCGACGGCACTGTTTTGATTCCTGACGGTTCGGCGGCTAGTCCAAGTATCCAACCCTCTGATGATGCAAATACAGGTTTATACAGTCCAGGCTCAGATCAAATAGGTATTAGTTGCGCTGGAACATTACGTTTAACAATTTCAGATTCAGCAATAACAACAACCGAGCCAATCGGTTTACCTGATGCAAGCGCAAGTCTTCCTGCTCTTGTTTTCTCTGATGATACAGACACGGGAATATATAGCTCAACAGCCAATCAATTAGATATTGCAACAGGTGGAACAAGAAGACTTTCTTTAAGCAGTACGTCTTTGAGCCTTGTCCCTGATTTAGTTTTAGAAAATCAAGCCGATCTTCGGTTGAGTGAAGCTAGTGGAAACGGGTCTAATTATATTGCTTTTCAAGCTCCTGCTGCTATTGGCTCAAACATCACGTTAACCCTTCCCGCAACTGACGGATCATCAGGGCAAGCTATGGTTACGAATGGCTCTGGTACGCTCTCATGGGCCAATGCTGGAGCAGCAACAGGGGGATCAACAGACGC